GATATAACAGCTTTTGGTTCAATATCTTCTCTTGGAAGTCTTACACATATTGCAACACAAACAGCTTCATCATCAGCTTCAATAAGTTTCACATCAGGGATTGATAGCACTTATAAAGAATATATTTTTTATTTTGTAAATATACACCCATCAACATCAGCTCAATTAAAATGTAATTTTTCAACAGATGGTGGTTCAAATTATAATGTGACTAAAACTACTACCAGTTTTGTTTCTCAACATGCAGAAAATGATAGTTATGCAAATCTTGTTTATCAATCATCAAGAGATTTAGCACAATCAACATCAGATATGTGGATTTCATCAAGTTTAAAAACAGATAATGATTCAAATTATAGTGGTCAAATGCAATTATTTAATCCTAGTTCAACTACATTTGTTAAACATTTTATTACTAGAGGAGTTTCTATGAATACTGATCCAGGTGCAGTAGATGATTATTTTGCTGGATATGGAAATACTAATAGCAGTATTGATGCTGTTAGGTTTCAGATGTCATCAGGAAATATAGACAGTGGACAGATATTGCTATTTGGATTAAATTAACATAAAAGGAGTATATTATGCCAAGATATAAATTAGTAAATGGGGAACGAATCCAGCTTACTGCTGAAGAAGAAGCACAAAGAGATCAGGAAGAAGCTGATTGGGAAGCTGGTGCTTTTGATAGAGCAATGGCAGATTTAAGACAAAAAAGAAATGCTTTGTTATCTGCTACTGATTTTCATGCTTTATCTGATAATACAATGTCAGATGAAATGAAAGATTATAGACAACAACTTAGAGATATTACAGAAGGTCTGTCAACAAAAGCACAAGTAGAAGCTAAAGAGTTTCCTACGAAACCATAATTAAAATATAAATACTAATATAAATTTGATATTAGTATTTATGAAATTTTTTTTAATTATACAAATTTGTTCAGCTACATTAAATCAATGTCAGATACCATATTCTCCAAATATGGTATTTGACCAATATTACGATTGTGCTAGAACAGGCTATGACATAGCAAAAGGAACCACCAATAGATTAGGTGATAAATTTGTTAATGAAAATAAAATAGTAATAAATTTTAGTTGTAAAGAATTTGAGAGTATATAATGCCAAAAATAAGAAAAAAATTACAAAAAGAATTATCAAATGTTGATGACAGAAATGGTATGAGAATTTCATATCATGAAAAAGTTTGTGCTGAAAGAATGAAAACTTTATTTAAAGCAATAGATGAAATGCGTAAAGATATAAAAGAATTAAAATCTTATATGAATAAAGGCAAGGGAGCTGTAGCATTATTAATTATTATTGGTGGATTAATAACAGCTTTTTTTGGCTATTTTAAAATAAATGGATAACTTGACCAAATAACAAATCATAATAATTTTTTATCATGCAACTTAGTAAACATTTTAAATTAGAAGAATTTACAAAGTCAATGACAGCCACCAGGAAGGGTATTAAGAATGAACCTGGATCTGGTGATATTAAAAATCTTGAAAATGTTTGTTATGAAATTTTAGAGCCAGTAAGAGCTCATTTTGATAAGCCAGTTACTATAACAAGTGGCTATAGATCAGAGGAATTGTGCGAGGCTATAGGATCTAAAAAAACATCACAACATGCTAAAGGACAAGCTGTTGATTTTGAAATAGCTAATGTTCCTAATATAAAAATTGCTTATTGGATTCAAAGCAACTGCGATTTTGATCAATTAATTTTAGAATATTATTGTCCAGATGATGGATCTAAAGGATGGGTTCATGTGTCTTATAATGAAAAAGGATCTAATAGAAAACAAGTTTTAACTTATGATGGTAAACAATATTCAAATAATCTTCCTGAAATGAAATGGAAAAAAGGAGTAGTAGTAGAATAATATGTTGTTAGCATTATTAAAAAATCCATTAACAAAATTTGTAGCTGAAAAAACTATTGGAGCTGTAACACATAAATTAAAAAAAGATCAAATTGTAAGAGATAGAGAAATTGAAAATGCAAAAAATGTAGATATTCAATCTCTTAAATCTTCTGATAATTCACTAAAGGATGAATGGTTAGTTATTGTTTTTAGTTTAATTTTTATTGCTCATTTCGTGCCTCAGCTCCAGGATGCTATGGAGAGAGGATGGAATATTTTATCTTCAGCTAATGACTACTTTTGGATTGTTATTTTGACAATAGTTGGTGGTTCTTTTGGATCTTCATCTATTACCAAATTTATTAAGAAAAAATAATGGCAAGACGAAAGTTTGATCTAAACAAACTGCCTCATGTCAGGATTCCAAAAAAGACTAGCCAGGCTCCCAAAAGACCAAAAAAGAGCTCCATGAATAAGCATAAAAGAAGATCCTGGAAAGCTAAAAATAGAGGTGGATCTTAATGGATAGTGTTAAATATTTAGTGCTGTTATTATTATCATTTGATGGTGAAATGATCAAAGAAAGATTAGAGTTTGAAAGACCAGTTACTGTTATGGAATGTTCTGAATTTGCTGAAGAACATAGAGATGCAATATCTGTTCATAAATGGTTTGAAGGTAAAGATATTATGAAATCAGGATATTATCTAAAAGATGGCAGAGGCACTTTCCAAGGTTATATCTGTACCAATTAAATAAATCTGTTATCAATAAAATTATGATTGATAAAATTTTAACTGCAATATTTGGTACATTAGACAAATGGGTTTCCTGGGTTGATGGTTGTTTTATTGAAAAACCTAAAAAAAAAAAGAAAAAAAGAAAACCATCACCAGAAGATTTATTTAATGGAGAATAAATGAAAGTATCAGAAAACACATCAGTAGCTATGCCAATCAAAAATATGATTGGTATAATTATTGGAGTAGCTATGGGTATTTTTGCATATACAGAAATAACAGCAAGACTTACATCACTTGAGACATCAAGAGAATTAATGAATGCAGATTTATTAAAAGCAAGTGAACAGACAACTGTAGATAAAGAGCAGTATATCCTCCTGGAAGAACTTTACAAAACCACAGATCAACATACAGAATTATTAAATAAAAATATTCATAATCAGGTAATGCTACAACATTTGGAAAAACAATTAGAAAAAGCATTAGCTGATATAGAAGAACTTAAAGATAAGGTAAGAGCAAATGGAAATAGTCATTAGTTTATTAATGTTTCTTGGAGAGCCACCAATACTAAAAGAACATCTGTATATACAAGACCAGAAAATGGCGACTTGTTTGAAGATGAAAAGAATTAGTGAAAGATCTTCAAATGCAAAATTTCAATGTACCAAAGTCAAAGCAAATGTAATAATTGATGAGTATTCTGGAGATAAAAAGATAACTAGCATAGCAAGTATAGATTAATGATAGATAAAAAAGAACATGACAGAATAGTACAAGGTTATAAAAATATTATAGATCAAAAAGAGCTAGAAATAGATGAGCTCAAAAAACAAAATACAGATTTAAGAAAAAAATTAAAAGAAGAAAAAAAATTATCAAAGATGCTCTATGAGAGTCCATGAATGTCCGAATATGATATTATCTTTATTAAAAAAGCAGAAGTGGTTTATTGTAAAGCCTGTAAACAAGATCATACAACAAAACCAATAGAAATGTGTACTTACTGTACTCTTTTGGAAATGACACATAGCTATCAAGATAAAGATAAAATTCATGAAGAACACTAGCCCAAAACAGAAGGGAATATTATCTGAGCTCACTGCTATTGCTCATTTTGTAAAAAATAAAAACAATATGGTATTCCTTCCTTTAATGGGTTTAGGATTTATTGATATATTAGTTTTAAATATAAAAACTGGAGAGATCTCTTTTTATGATGTTAAATTTGGATCTAGGAGAAAAACAAGCTGGGTAAGTAAATCAAGAGTAAAAGCTAGATGTCTCAAAGGTCAGTTGATTTATAGAGGATCAAAGTCTATACAAAGTAAATTGGGTGTAAGAATAATTTATGTGGATGAAAAAGGTAAACTAATTTTTAGTAATGAAACCGATAAAAAAAAGAAAAAAGCAACCAAACTATTTTTTAGTAGGATCTTGTAATAAATGTAAAAAAGAGATTATGAATATTGATAGTTTTGTAATAGTTGCAAAAGCAAATGATTTATCAAATAAAAAAAGACTTTGTTATTCTTGTTATGTAAAAGATTAAACCTGGAGCCCAATAAGGCTCCAGGAATATAGGAAGTTAGAGAATTGAGTAGTCTCTATGTTCCATGCACTTATCAATCCTCTTATATCTTATATCAGCCTCAAACCAGCCTTCAAGTCTCTTGATCAAGGTTTCACAATCGTTAAGATCGTCATAAAAGAACTTGCCTCCATTTATGGAAGATTTAGGATCATACATTGGATTGTATGATGAACAATTGGTTAAGACTAATAAGGATATAAGCATAAATGCTTTTTTAATATTTAGAATTTTTAAAAACATAATTACCTCACCTTTCCTAAAAATTCTCTTAGCTCTGGAGCTGATGTGATAGTAGTAGTTTTTGTTTCACCATCTTTTTCAACTCGTTGAATCGAAACCTTTATAACTTGGTGTTCAGCCTCGCCATATTCTTTTTTGAATTTTAACAAGGTTCCGATTTCGCTATCACTTACAAAAGTTTTCTGCCTTCCAGGTAAGTGATAAGTTACTGTAACAAGTGTTGACATTTTATCCTCCTATATAGTTTACACTTTGTATTATGCGATCAACATTGAAATTACTGCAACAGCAAACTTAAATAGCAAAATAGCTATTAGGCAAGTCACAGCAAAAACAATAAGACCATTCATAATTTTGTCTAATTTAAAAAAAAGTTTTTCAAATATATTATTCATTTAACCTCCTATATTTTTTAAAGTTGACATGTTCACAGCTTATCAATACCTCGCATTTATGCAAGTATTATACACTTGCAAATAGATTGAAAATGCTTACAGAATAAAACATGGCATTTATGCAACTGGCAAATATGAGCCTAAAAGAACAATTTGAACGAATCGAATCACTCAGAAAACAACAAAAGCTGAGTATAGAAAATTTGTGTCATTCATCAAAAGTACACCAATCAACTTATTATAGAATCAAAAGAAACCAGGTAAACCCAAGATATAATACTTTAGAAAAACTTATAGGAGCTTTAAATACTAATGGACAAGGATAAACTAAAAAAATTAATAAATTTGTTAAAAGATCTTAAAGAAAAAAAACAGATCCAAGGTAACCATTATAAAAATTTTTTAATAGAACCATGGCTTTTTATAAAATTGAATAACCTAGATCCATTCCAGGCTAATATTATAAAATATGCTTTAAGATATAAAAACAAAGATCCAGAAAATGACTTAAAAAAAATAATTCATTATACAGAAATGGAGAAAAATTTTATAGGAGTAATATCAAAAAAATGAAATCACCTTTAGAAAAATTTGGCAGAAAATATTTATCACCATCAAGCATCAATGGATTTAGAAATGATCCTGTAGGACAATGTAAAAAGATGTTCCAAAAATTTAGAGATGAATCTAATTTGAATATGGAGAGAGGAAAGGTTGCAGAAAAAATTTTAGTTATGTGGCTTAAAAAAGAAATCCAAGAACAAGATATAAATGTTTTAGCAGAAAAAGAATTTACAGCTAATACAATATTTCAAAATTGTACTGAAGAAGAAAGAGCAAAAGAATTAGAAAAAATGATTGGTACAGCCAAAGCTCCAGGAATAATTAGAAACTTTAAAAAAGCATTTGATGAATTGAAAGTAAACATGCCAATAAAATTTCAAACAAAACATGAAACTCTTTTAAAAGATACTAAAACTCCAATCATGGGTTATACAGATATGGAAACTCCATTAGTCACAGTTGATTGGAAGGCAACATCTCAGATAAGACAAATAGATATGGATAACAGAATCCAAGGTGGTATTTATTGGAAGTTTACTCAGAAAAAAATGTTATTTATTAA